ATGGAGTCCGTGGTCCTTGCGTTTTGGCTCTGCGCGACGACTAAGCCGCGCAAGAGGCAATCGGTCAGCTATTAACGGGCATCCGCCCGATCAATAGAAATAACGCCTAAATAACGTTAACTCACGGTAAAAGAGGAGGCAAAACAATGGCATTCACAGCAATCGAAACACAGGAAGATTTTGACGCGGCAATTAAAAAGCGGCTCGAACAGAAGGAGCGGGAGATTAAGGACCTTTACAAAGGTTATCTCTCGCCTGAGGCGGTCGAGGAGCTCCGGAAGGAGCTCGACGGCAAGAACGCCGACCAGATCCGCGACCTCACCGATAAGCTCACCAAGGCCCAGGAAAAGGCCGCTACGGTGGACGAGACGGTCAAGGCCCTGACGGATCGCGCGGCCGCAGCCGAGAAGAGTCTGCTCAAGCAGCGGGTCGCACACAGCAAGGGCATCGCCCTGGAGCTGGCGGAGCGCCTGATCGGAGACACCGAGGAGGAGCTCACGGCAGACGCTGAAAACTTCGCGGCCTACATGACGCCGCACACGGCTCCGCCGATGCGGTCCACAGAGACGCCCTTCGGCGCGTTTACATCTTCCGGCAGTAAGGGAGCTAACGATGAGGCCTATATGGCACTCCTCGGACAGCTCTCGCAGTAATAAGGAGATTTAAGTATGGGCACAACTTTAACCAAAGGCACACTTTTCCCTCCCGTCCTCGTGGACGAGATGATCAACCTGGTGAGGGGCAAGTCCTCCCTCGCTAAGTTCTGCGGAGCGACTCCGATCCCGTTC